TCACCGAGAAAATATATGCCACAATATGCTAAACCACTAACTCTACACAAGGGTGTTGACAACAGAATTCAATTTCAGTTCTTGAATCAGGAACAGAAGCCCGTAGATATTACTGGAAAAAGCATTAAGTGCAGAATATTGAATTATGACGGCACTGAGGTTTTACTTTCAAAAGCGTTAGATTTAGATTTCGCATTAACTGGTATAGCCTCATTAAGACTTAACTCAGCAGAGATTGAAGATTTCCCTGCACAGAAAGCATATTACTCATTAGAAATTCCTGAAGGACAATTTGACTTTCCGGTGTTCGTAGATCAGAATGCAGGGGCAAGAGGCGATATGAACATCGTCAACTCTGTCCTTCCTTCCTTTGTTCCTTCTGAAATAGTTACTATTCCAACTGGACAACCTTTCCCCAATATTAGTAATAGCTCAGGGAACACTAACCTCGTATACTATACAAGTGTAATCAATACTCAAGACAATCCAGTGTTGACAATTCAAACAAAGTATGAAGAATATTATGGTAACGTAACTATTCAAGGTTCTACTATTGTTAATGGTGATTGGTACGATATTATTAATGATACTGATTTAGCTAATGTAAGCGAAACAAGAGGCTACACTATTCACGGCTTCCACCCATTCGTTAAAGTTGAGTTCACGAGTAATTCGGGTGCGGTAACCAATATACTTGCACGATAACAATTTTACTGCTATATTATCTTAATGTTTGATATTCTGTCCGTCATTCCGGGTAAAAAGAGAGTTGCCTCTAAAGGATGGCACAGCTTTGACGCGGTCTGTTGTCATCACAGGGGCCATAGGCGTGACGATAGAGGGCGAGGTGGCATCGTCTTTGATAGCGATGATGATTGGACATATCACTGCTTCAACTGCGGCTTCTCTACAAGATTTGTGCTTGGACAACCTATTGCAGTCAAGGCTAGAGAATTGCTAGGCTGGTGCGGCATTCCCGAAGAACAGATTAACAAGTGGAGCTTTGAAAGCCTTCGTCACAGAAGCTTGATTGATATCATAGCAGATTCAAAGCCTAAATGGAAAATCAAGTTTGATGAAGTGAATCTTCCAGACAATGCGGAACCGGTTGACCCGTCTAATCCTGAACACGAAAAATATGTTGAATACTTGACTACGAGAGGATTGGCTGTTGATGACTTCGCATTTATGGTTACTCCTACTGACTATGCAAGAAATAGAAATCGCATCATTGTCCCCTACACTTACGATGGTAAGAATGTAGGATACATCAGCAGATTTTTAGACAACAGAATACCTAAGTATATTAAGAATCAACAGACAGGCTATGTGTTCGGCTATGATCAGCAGAAGCCGGAGTATGAAGTGTGTTTGGTATTTGAAGGCGTGCTGGACGCAATCAGTTTTAACGGCTGTGCGTTAGGACATGACAGTATCAGCGAAGAACAGGCTACTGTTCTGAAAAGATTGCGTAAGAAAATCATCATTGTTCCCGATCAAGATAAGACAGGACTTACTATTTGTGAGAGAGCATTGGATTTGGGCTTTCACGTTAGTCTTCCTAACTGGGGTCCGGGAATAAAGGATGCCAATGATGCTTTATTAAAGTATGGCAAGCTCCCTACACTACTAAGTATCTTGCAAAGCGCAACAAACAGCAAAATTAAGATTGAAATGCAGAGGAATAAAATTGCTAAAAGAATATAACACTGACGTTCAAGAACTTTTCTTGCGAATGATGGTTACTAATGCGGAGTTGTATACTCGTGTTATGAACATCATGAATCCTCAAAACTTTGATCGTAGATTACGTCCAGTTGCAGAATTCATTGTGGAGCATACTACTAAGTACTCCATCATGCCCGATCCTACGCAAATCAGAGCAACTACAAGTGAAACGATTGAACATATTCCTGAACTTGATCAGGGGCATTATGATTGGTTCTTGGAAGAATTTGAAGCATTCACTAAGAGACAAGAACTTGAACGTGCAATTCTTAGCGCGGCAGACTTGCTTGAAAAGGGTGAGTTTGATCCTGTTGAAAAGCTAATCAAAGATGCAGTTCAAATCAGTCTACAGCGTGATATGGGTACTGACTACTTCTCCGACCCACAAGAACGATTGAACAAGTATTTCAATCAAGGTGGTCAGGTGTCTACTGGTTGGCCGCAGCTTGATAGAGTCATGTATGGTGGTATGAGTCGCGGTGAACTTAACATCTTCGCAGGTGGTTCTGGTTCTGGTAAGTCGCTTGTCATGATGAACATCGCACTCAACTGGCTTTCTCAAGGACTCAGCGGTGTCTATATCACGCTTGAACTTAGTGAAGAATTGACTTCGCTTCGTACTGACGCCATGCTTACAAGTATGAGTACGAAAGACATTCGCAAGAACCTAGAAGATACTGCGTTGCGAGTCAAGATGAACGGCAAGAAGATGGGTCAGTATCGTGTTAAGGCATTGCCTGCGCAGTCTAATGTGAACGCTATTCGCAGCTACATCAAGGAAGTGCAGATTCAGACAGGTATCAAGATTGACTTTGTTATGATTGACTATCTTGACCTTGTTATGCCCGTCAGTATTAAGGTTAATCCAAACGACCAGTTCATCAAGGACAAGTATGTATCAGAAGAACTTCGTAACTTGTCTAAGGAGCTAGGCATTCTTATGATTACTGCTTCACAGTTGAACCGTTCGGCTGTTGAAGAAATTGAATTCGATCATAGTCATATCGCAGGTGGTATTTCAAAGATTAATACTGCGGACTATGTGTTTGGTATCTTCACTTCACGTTCTATGCGTGAGCGCGGCAAGTATCAGATTCAGTGTATGAAATCTCGTAGTTCTACTGGTGTTGGTCAAAAGATTGATTTGGAATACAATATTGATACTATGCGTATTACTGATGAAGACCCAGAAGAAGGAAGGACTCATACGCAGACTCCAACACAACTTATGAATCAAATCAAAACTACGAGTTCAGTAAGTGAAACTGTTAACAACCTACCTACTACAGAAGCTAAGGTAGTATCAGATGTACAAGGTGCAAAGCTAAAAACATTATTAAATTCCCTCAAGAAAAACTAAAGGTTGAATAAATATAATATAGGATCTTTACTTATTATGCAAAAGAAAACCAAAAGCCTTCTTGAGGAACTACAGTCATTTGGTGACACAAGAGATATGAATCATATCATTGAATCTCGTGCATCAAATATTATTACTAGTGCTATCAATTTAATTGAATTGATGCAGAAACAATATCCTTCCGAAAAGGCTGAACTTCTTGAAAAGAAGCTTTTGAGCGCAATCAAAAGTAAAGATCAGGCAAGATTCACTAAGTCTTTGAGGAAGAAAAATGAAAATTAACGAATTCAAGCAACCAAAAAAAATTGATGAAGTTTCTAGTTTAGCAGGCGCTATGTTCGGTGAGGTGCCAATGTCAGCACTGAAGGGTATGTTTACTGGTAAAGGTGGAAAGCAGCAATTAGCACAAGATATCTTTCTAAGAGATTTTTATCAAGACGCAATAACCTCATTAGACAACGGAATAAAAAGCGGATATGTTGATAAAAATAAACCGTACGGCACTCCGTCAAATACACAATCCGGTACTGCAACAGATCCTAATGCTAATTTTGGTAATGCAACACCTCAGAATGTTGGCCCCGCATCAGGAGCCGCAGGTGCATCAGGAACCGCAGGTGCATCAGGAACCGCAAGTGCATCAGGAACCGCAAGTGCATCAGGAACCGCAAGTGCATCAGGAGCTGCCGGTACAAGCGTAGCCCCAACGAATACTACTAATGCACTAAACGCACCAACTTTAGCTCAACGAGGTACAAACGTAACTACGAAAGCAGGTACAACAGGCGCAACCGGATCCATTACGACAGGTGGCCCAAGCGCACCCGCTACTTCTACTACTGCTCCTAAGCCAGGTGCACCCGCTACTTCTACTACTGCTCCTAAGCCAGGTGCACCCGCTACTTCTACTACTGCTCCTAAGCCAGGAACAGCAACAACGACGCCGGCAGGAACCTCTTCATCGGCCCGACCCCCAATATTCACCGGGCCACCAGCAAAGCCAGGAACACCGGCAGCAACACCCGCTGCAAAGCCAGGTGCACCTGCTACCCCCACTACTGCTGCAAGACCCGGTTCACCTACCGCCCCCGGCACACCTCCTGCCGGTAAAACTCCGACTGCTACTCCAGCGCCGGCTACAAATCAACAAAACCAACAATACAAGTGGGCTCCTAAAGGAATGAAGATTACACCAAACACTCCGTTGAGTAGTTTGGGAGCAACCGGTAAATTAGCTGAGTCTACCTATCACAACCTAAATAATATCTTTGAAAGCGTGATTTCAGAAATGGAAGGCGGCAATGATGCAACTGTTAGTATTACAGATCACATGCTTGAATGGTTTGGACAATACATGGATGGGGCTAATTGGGAAAGTAAAAAAGCTGCTGTAATTCCTCAAATTAAAAAGATTCAAGACACTTATAAGTCTGACGGAGGAAAAGCAGCAATAAAGAGTTTAGCTAGATTCGCCTATTCTATTACAGGACAGCGTGGCGGCGGCGGAATGCCTGCTGGAGCGAAAAATGCAGTACAGAATACTACGGGAGTTCAGCCAGGTGGCGGTCTAACTAGTGAACAATTAGTAGCCGCACTAGCTTCACTGCCGAAGGAAGAACAACAAAAAGTAATTCTACAAGTGCAAAGGCAAAATGTTAAATAATGACAATTTTATCTGAAGGTGGGGCAATGCCCGGTGTTGGCGCAATCCATGTTGATGAGATTGAACCCACATTGGATAGCCTAGAAAAGATTTTAGGTATTGACCTAAAAAATAATGTCTTGGGCAGCGTAGGTAAGAAAGAGTTCTCTGGTGATATTGATATTGCACTACAAATTGACGCAGAAGATATTCCTGATTTTGTAGAAAAACTAAAAAATATTCCTGAGGTACTTGACATTGCCAAAAGTTCTGTTATCATGACTAAAGTTAAGATTGCAGATTATGACCCTAACAAAAAAGTAGAGGGCAAGCCGAGAACAGGTTATGTTCAGGTAGACTTTATGCCCGGAGATCCGGGTTGGTTGAAGACATTCTATCACGCTCCTCACGAGAAAGATAGCAAGTATAAGGGCGTATTCAGAAACATTCTTATCTCAAGTATTGCAGCACATCTTGATCGGCAAGAGTCAGAACAAAAGATTGCAGATGGTAGACCAGCGCAATCTCAGAGATATATGTGGAGCCCTACAGACGGTCTAATCAGAGTATTAAGAACTCCTGAACCTAACAAGAAGGGTGATGGATATACCAAGAAGAATAATAACAAAATCATTGATGGTCCATACAAAGATCCAAATGAGATTGCCGATGTATTAAAGCTTGACAGCGCAGATGACTTGTATTCGTATGAAACATTGCGTAAAGCTATGGATAAGAACTATTCACCTGATTTAGTTAATGTTATACTTAAAGACTTTGCAGAAAATTCTATAGTAAAAGATGTAGGCGTACCTACTGATATCAAGCTTAGCGAGAGTGTCGGTTCAAGTGATTGGTTTAGAACACTATTGGATATCGTAAAATGAAAATCGTAGAAATTCTAAAAGAATCAATCTATCTGACTGAAGCTGCAAATCCTCGCACCCCACACCCTGAAGACTCAGTTTTTGCTGGCTCGGGCGCTGCTAAAGATGCAGTTGATTCAATGTATTATGTCATTGATAATCCAGAAACTCTCACTATTAAGTGGGACGGCTTCCCTGCATTGATTTTCGGCTACAACGACAAGGGACAATTCACTGTATCAGACAAGTATATGTTTGACAAAGGTTCTGAGTATCTAGGCACAAGTCCTAAGTTTTGGCAAGAGTATGATGCAAGTAGAGGCAAGAGTCGTCCTGAACTATATCAGAAGTTAAACAATATTTGGGATGGACTAAAAGCTGCTGTTGGAAGTAGCAAAGGCTTCTTTTGGGGAGACTTAATGTGGGGAGACCAACTAGCCGATCAGAATGGCAAGCTAGTATTCAAGCCAAACACTGTTACATACGCAGTACCTGCTAACTCTGAGTTGGGTAAGACTATCGCAGGCACCAATGGTGGCGTAGCAGTTCATCAATACTTCAGTGAAGTCGGAGGCAAACCTTCACCCTGGAATGGTCAGGGTCTAGAGGGAAATAACGAAGTCGCTATTCTTACTCCTAACATGGGCATTGACTTTAGCTTGACTGCACCCAACAATGAAGTATCTAAAGTAAATCAAGCACTGTCACAGAATGGTCAGTTAGATGACTTCTTATCAGGTATGGATGGTGTTGCAAGAAACGCACTACAGAAGTATCTAGGACATATTGCAACTAATCAAACTAATCTTCCAATAGATCAATGGTTACAAAGCAATGTCAGCGGAAAGCAATATCGTTTCTTAGTGGGTGACGGTGATGGCTATCTTGTCAAGAACAAGAAACAGCTTGACGCATTGATGAACTTGTATTTTGCTATCGCCAATCTCAAGAATAGTTTGGCTGCTCAATTAGAGCAACAGGTTCAGGGTGTAGAACAGTCTATCAACGATAGACCTGGCGGAGAAGGATTCGTGTTCAATACACCTAACGGACTAGTCAAATTAGTCAACCGCGGTGGCTTCAGTGCTGCACATTTTGGTAAGAAAAAGTAATCCAAAACCAAGTTTTTTTCGTTCAGGCATAAATAATAGTATGAGCTTCGGCTCACTTTTATACAAGGAAAACGAAAATGGCACAATTCACAAGAGTAAACGGTGACTTCCAGCAAGTCATGAACTATGACGCTCCTGCGTACACCAACGAAGGTTCAACTTCAGCAATTGATTCTGCTGTAACTGTACAGCCTCAGGGTCCAAAGCTTGAGTTCTTCACCATCACTGGTAACGGTTCACAGGTAGCTGACAACATCAATGCAGTATTCCAGACTGTTCAGCAGCTTGCAACTGTATACATGTATGAGTACACCAACGCAACTGACGATACACTAGCAATCGCTGTATATCCTGTACAGGCTTGGACTACAACTACACTTGACGATGCACTTTCAAATGCATGGTCTTCAGCAAACGTTGCTGTAACTGCAACTGCAACTTTCACTAACTAATAGTTAGTAAAACTAATATAAGGAAACCCGGAGATATTAATTTATCTTCGGGTTTTTCTTTACTCTAAATACATACATGTCACATCGTATACGCTGCTATACACTATTTGATATCACTCAAACAGGCATTCTTAATAGGTCAAAGCCTACTGAGGATGACGTTCAAGAATGGATTCAGAAAAGAAATACTCAGTGTAATTTTGATACGATACTACAAGTTATATCTCTTAGGTCTCAGCCGGATAATGTGAAAGTTCCGATTAGATTTGAAATGGAAGAATCCGATCTAAATAGGTTTGGTTTCTTGTTTGAAAATAGTGAAACATCTCCTGCATATTGTTGGAGGTTTGATTTTGAAGTACATCATTCAAGTGTTTTTGAAAACGGTGTAATGCCATTTGGTGCATTATACAAAGACTGTGAAGGAGTTCCAATGATAAACTGTCCAACTCAAATAAGCGGCGTCACTTCGTTTCTTGACATTACTGCCGAGCTACAAAACATATACTTTGAGGCATTATGATTAATTTTCGTGCATCCAAATTAGCTAAGTTTTTTGATAAAGAACTTAGAGACGCTAAAAAAATGCTGATAGTAGCAGGACCAACGGGATACGAGCTATTCGGTAGATTCAAGATTGAACCTGGAAAAGAATGCTTTTTCGTATCAGACATTCAATATGACGAAAAGGTAGAATTGTCATCACTGAAACATGCGGTTGCTTGGTGTATATTAGCTGACTGCGGTAAATATCATCAATCACGCAGACTGCATTTCTTAGACTTAAAACTACTCAGTTTAGCAACTGACACTACGATTCATCGCAAAAAATTAAAATCTGCAAGCACAGACTATGATAGGCTCTTGTATAAGATAAAGTTGCAGGAAGACTTTCATAGAAGAAAAACAGTCATTAGCGAGATTGAAACTTACATAAAGAATTCAAAAAACCTTCATGAAGTAAAAATGACTCCTAAGAAACAGAGAATTTTTAAATACCAATGATAAATACTATATCAACACGGAAGAATAACCTATGAGACTTACTGATTTAGATAATAAAAACACCCAAGTGAAAGCATTGAAAGAGAACTTTTCTATGGACTTTGATGTATCATCATTGGACAAAGCAAAGACTGCTGCTATGCTCAGCAAGGTTAAGAAGCTTATCGGTGAATCAAAAAGATCACCTGAGTTTCACAGTGCGCAGCACAACCCTGCATACTTGAAGCTAATATTCATGGAGCAAGCTTTGAATCAGCACATGAGCGTAGCAAAGAGCCCTCGTATCGTTCTAGAAAACGAAGAAGTTGAAAAGTCACAGGTAATCCTCGCCGCACAAGACATGATTGACACTGTACAGAAAATGTACGAAGATGTAAACGACATGCTTGTTAAAGAACTTCCTGCCCTTGTTGATTCAATTCAGAGTGAGATTGGTGTGAACGAAAGCGAGTCATTTAGTCAATCAGCTAACCAAGCATTGACTACATTGAACGCTTCACTACAGGAAGCTCAGACTGCACTTAAGGGTGCATTAGGCGGACTAACCGGTCAAGGCGCAGGCGATGCATTCGCAGCAGGCGAACCTGAGATGGATTCAGCTATGGGTGCAGAGATGGGTGCTGATTTAGGCGCTGATGCCGAAGCAGCATTGAACGCACCTGAAGGCGGACTTGATCTTCCCCCTCTTCCAGATATGGATGACGAAGAAGAAGCTCCACTAGCAGCGGCAGGCCGCGCAAAAAGATAATGTTTCTTTTTGAATTTGATCAGGACCGCGCTCTTGTATCGAAGATCGTGACCCTGACTAGTCAGCTTGAACAAGATTTGGAAGACGGTAACATCGGGCCCGGTTTTACCGTCGACCAGCTTTTAGATTACTTCCAAAAATATGATGTTATCTTAGACGTTAATGATCTTTACAACATGATTAAGGTTCCACCACTCAAAACTGTTATTAAGAATATTCAGGGCGACGAAGTTGTTTTTGTTGGGCAAGAAGAATCTAAGAAAACATACGATGCTCCTGAGGGTGACGATAAGAAAACTGTTGCTCAAATGGCTAAAAGAGCAATGAAAATTTAACCATAACTGTTGCTTTCCTACAACATTGTGCTATTATGATATATGGCATTAATTAACAAATTCCCCTACAAAGAAATGAAGCGTGAAACGACTACAGAAGGTCGTAAGTATGTTGCCCCTGACGGCGAGAAGCTTCCAAGCGTCACTACTATTCTTGACGCAACTAAACCAATTGAAGCAAAGAAAGCATTGATTGAATGGCGCCGCAGAGTCGGTGAACAAAAAGCTAAAGAAATCACCGCAGAAGCTGCCGGAAGAGGCACCAGAATGCATAAGTATCTTGAGAACTATGTTCTTAAAGGAGAAACTGGTGAGCCCGGAAGCAATCCGTATAGCAAGCAATCACATCAGATGGCGCATACAATCATATCTCAAGGCTTATCCAACTGCCCCGAGTTCTGGGGTACAGAAGTATCTCTATATTTTCCTAAAATTTATGCTGGGACCACAGACTTAGTTGGCGTTCACTTGGGTGATGAAGCAATTCTTGACTTCAAGCAAACAAACAAGCCCAAGAAGCGTGAATGGATTGAAGACTATTTCCTACAATTAACAGCATATGCAAACGCACACAACGAAGTGTATGGCACAAAGATACGCAAGGGTGTAATCCTTATGTGTAGTGCTGATAATCAGTATCAAGAGTTTATCGTAGAAGGCAATGAGTTTGACGAATGGTCAGATCGTTGGTGGAAGCGAGTAGAGGAATACTACACCAAGTTCCTCTAACCAAGCATAAATAAGTGTAATCGGATAGGTAAAGATTACACTTATGAGCATTATTCAAATCTCAAAAATACAGCAGCGTTCGGGTAATATCGTAGACCTGCCTCAATTAGATGAAGCTGAGTTCGGCTGGGCTTCTGATACTAAACAACTTTTTATTGGTAAAACCACTCCCAACGAAAACATTGAAGTTCTTACTTCCTACTCTCAGATAAATTT